CACAGATACAAATTATGTCGGGCACGATGACACCGAACGAAGCACGAGAGATTGAGAATCGTGAACCTTACGATGGTGGCAACGAGTTTAGCGCACCTTCAATCACACCGAACATCGGCAGTGATGCCATACCGCCAGAGAAATAGCAAACATTTATGATTTCAAAAGCAGTAACAGTTACAACTTCACCAACTTTGATTGTTGCTGCCGACAATATACCTAGAACTGTTTACATTCACAATGAAGGTGGCGCAAAAATTTATTTAGGTGGCGCAGATGTTTCAACAGGGAACGGATTTCATTTAGGCAACGGTGAATCGCAAGATATTTTTGTGCCAATAAACGAAAAACTTTATGGCATTGTTGCTAGTTCAACGAACACGATCAATGTTTTAACACCTGACTTGGATTGATATGCCTTACGAAGTAATTATGAACGCAGAAAATTGTGATGGTCACGCCGTTGTCAAGGTTGGTTCAATGCAACCAGTTGAAGGCGGTTGTCACGCCACACATCAAGAAGCATTAGATCAGATGACGGCTCTTAATATCGCTACGGCTGATGAACGCTCGCAAAGAAACGAGCAGATGAACGCAGCGATTGATGAAGCAATCGAATTGTTGATGGCAGCGAAGGCAGCCCATATGGAAGGGCAAAAAGAATTAGAAGATGAGATGGAAGATGAGCCGATGGATTCAAGCGAGATGGAAGATGATGACGAGTATCGGGCGGTGAATCTTGTTGCGCCAGCGTTTATGAGAGCGAGTGCGAAGCGTGGGCTTGTGTTGCACGGTGAAGGCAAATCAGGTGATGGTCTTATGCCTGCAACTGTCGCTGATGCTCGCCGTATGGCAAATGGTGAAGCGTTGAGCGAAAACAAATGGCGCAAAATATCGCCGTGGATTTCACGCCACATCGTTGATCTTGATGCTGTTCAAGGTGATGAGATAACTGCTGGACTTGTAGCGATGTTGTTGTGGGGTGGCGGTGCGAGCAAGGCGAGCGCAAGACGGGCGCAAGCATACGCTGAAAGAATTGTGAGCCAGTTAGATAACGAAACTCGTGCGCCTGCACCAAAGAAAGATCAGATCATCGGCAGCAAAGTAAACCCTGAAGGCTCTGCTCAAGGCACAACTGGTGGCATCGTTTTGAATCAGGCAACTGTTACCGCTTTAGATAACAAGGTAAAAGAACACAATCAAAAGATGGCTGACCGTAATCGCCCTGACTGGACACGCACCACGCTTGGTGCTTTGAAAGCGGTGTATCGAAGAGGCGCAGGTGCGTTCTCAACATCGCACAGACCCAACATAGGTCGGGCACAGTGGGCGATGGCAAGAGTGAATGCGTTTCTGTATCTTGTAAGAACAGGCGCACCAGCAAACCCGAAATATGTCACCGACAACGATCTGCTCAAACCTTCACACCCGAAGTATTCGGGCAGTTCCAAAACCAAATAAAATAAACTAATGTGAGGTAACTATGAGCGAACTATTCAACTGGATTGCAAAACCGATTGACGAAAAAAGAACTATCGCATACAGCAATCTTGAAGTTCGTGCCGAAGGTGATGGCAACACTTTGATTGGTTACGCTTCGGTGTTTGATTCGCCATCAGAGCCAATGCCATTTGTTGAATATGTGAAGCGTGGTGCGTTCAGCAAAACGATTAACGATGGCGCAGATGTTCGCCTGTTGATTGATCACGAAGGAGTGCCACTAGCACGAACACGCTCAGGCACACTTGTATTGGAAGAAGATGATCGTGGTTTGCGTGTTGAGGCAGAACTTGACCCAAGCAACCCTGATGCTGCACGAATTATCTCAGCGATGAAACGAGGCGACTTGAACCAAATGAGTTTCGCTTTCCGCACGATAAAAGACAACTGGTCTGATGATCGCACTGTTCGTGAACTTCGTGAAGTGCAACTGTTCGATGTGAGTGTTGTGACATTTCCTGCTTATGAAGAAACGGTTGCAGAGTTGCGTAACGCTTCTGCACCTGTTATTCTTTCACCGACTTCGAAGTTGCGTTTGCGTTCATCGCAGATTGCGATAGAGAAGTTACGCAGCCGATAAACAGCCGACCCTAGAACGGGTCACTGATCTTTTCACTGAGGCAAACAGTAAACCGATTGACCATTGGAGGTCACTATGTCATTTAGCGCAACACTCACAGAAAAGCGTGACGCTGCACTTGTAAAGGCTGAGACAATCGTTTCGGCAGCACAAGCAGACGCACGAGAACTAACCACAGAGGAAGATGCCGAAATCACTTCAGCACTTGCCGATGTTCGCTCACTTGATGAGCAAATCGAAAAGCATTCAGAACTTGAAAAGCGTTCAGCAGAAGCAGCAGAACTTCGCAAAGAAAAGAAGTTTGATGTCGCTGTCGGCGGAACAGTAGTCAAGTCTGAGGCTCGCACATACAGCACACAAGCAGAAACATCTTTCATTCGTGACGCTTACAGCGCACAGTTCAGCAATGACTATGCAGCGAAAGAGCGTTTGGCTCGCCATATGAACGAAGAAAAGATTGAACGCCGTGATGTGACAAGCGCAAACTTCGCTGGTCTGATCGTGCCACAGTTCTTGACAGAACTTGCAGCACCGTTCGCCCGTGCAGGTCGCCCGTTCCTAGATCAGGCACGCAAACACCAACTACCTGAATCAGGTTTGGTAATCAGCATCAGCAAGGTCACAACTGGCTCAGCAACCGCAGTTCAAACTGAAGGTGCTGCTGTTCAAGAAACAAATATGGATGACACAAAACTTGATGTGAGCATCGTGACCGTTGCAGGTCAGCAGAATGTTTCTCGTCAGGCTTTAGAGCGTGGCACAAACATCGATTCGCTTGTAATGGCTGATCTTGTTTCGGCATATCACACAAACTTGGATTCATTGTTTGTAACCACATCGGCAACATCGCTAACGAATGTCATCACTCAGGTTGTGACATACACCGATGCCTCACCAACAGTGGCTGAACTTTATCCAAAAATTGTGGACTGTGTGCAACGCATTCAGACAAACTTCTTTGCTGGACCGAACTTTATTTTGATGCACCCACGCCGACTTGGATTTATCCTCGCAGCAGTTGATGATCAGAAGCGACCACTCGCAGTGCCAGTACCGAACTTCAACGGTCAGCCTGCATTCGCTTCAGGTAATGGTTCACCTGTCTATGGCAATAGCGGTTACACGATTCTTGGCTTGCCAATTATCACTGACGCAAATGTCATCACAACAAACGGCACAGGCACGAACGAAGATGTGATCATTGTTGGTAACACTCAAGAAGCACACTTGTTCGAGCAGGGTGCTGGCGAACCGATGATGCTTCGCTTTGAGCAACCAAAGGGTGCTGAACTTGATGTGACGATGGTTGTTTACGGATATTCAGCGTTCACCGCAAATCGCTACCCAAATGCTTTCGCACTTGTCGGTGGCACTGGATTAGTCACACCAACTTTCTAAAGTTGATTAAAAGAATTGTTGAAAGGTTGCTGATATCCTTCGTGGTGTCAGCAACCTTAAACATTTACGGAGTGTGATGAACAAATATATTGAAGCATTATTGGTTGAGCGTGCTAGTTATGAGCGCAGAGGTTTGAAAGATCGTGTGAAAGCGGTTGATGTTGCGTTGCGTGAACTTGGTTTCGATCACAAATATATGAGCGAGGAAGTTGAAACTGCTGCGGTTCAACCTGTGTTGGAAACTGCTGTGTTGAAAAGTGGCAAGAAAAAAAAGGTTTAACAAATGGCAATCACGAACGGTTACTGCACGCTGGCTGAACTGAAATCGGCTTTACGCATAACTGATTCAACTGATGACACGCTTCTTGAGAACGCTATTGAGTCTGCTTCACGGCGCATTGACGGGTACACAGGCAGGTTCTTTTATGTGACAAGTCAGACTGCTGTTCCGATGTATCCTTACAACGAATATCTGATTGTGTTCGGCAGAGATGTTTCTTCAACGAGTGTGACGATCAAGATTGATACGGCAGGCGATGGCACTTACGCTCAGACTTTGGTTCAAGGCACAGATTATGTGCTACAGCCACGAAATGTGCCGATCTTTTCACGCCCGTATGAATCGGCTCGTATGGTTGGTGGC